TTAACGCATATAAAAACTTTAAAATTATTTATTGGAATATTATAAATCTTTCAGAGGAAAAAAAATATTGCAATTGCAGTAATTCAACAAAAAAAACAGTAAAACAATGTATTAAACCAGCTATTTTTTATAAAGAAGATTCTTTATTTTGTAAAATACATGCTAAAAACTCTAAATATTTATTGCCAGAAACAATAAATAAATATAAATCCCTTAAATTAGATGCCTTAATTAATTTATGCCATCAATATAATATTAAATCGGCTGAATTAACTAAAACCGCATTGATTAAAACAATTGAAACATATATAGAAGAAAACTGTCTGATATCATTACCAAAATTAAATTGTAATTCTATTAATTTAATAGAAATAGGCAAATCAATAAAATCAAATTTAGATAATTTAGACACTTCCACTAATTTATTTATGAATATTGATTATATATTAATTGAAAATCAAATTGGACCCATCGCCAATAGAATGAATAGTATTCAAGGAATGTTAACTCAATATTTTATAATGAAAGGCCTTTATAATATTAAATATGTATCAGCTTCTAATAAATTAAAAAATTTAATTGAAAAAAATACAAGTTATAGTGAGAGAAAAAAACAAAGTATATTAATCGCTAAAGATATACTTATTCAAAAAAATATAGATAAAAAATATATTGATTTTTTTGAATCCCACAGTAAAAAAGACGATTTGGCTGACTCATTACTGCAAGCTTTATGGTTTATCAAAGAAAATTAATATTAATTAATAATTCATTTAAAAAAATAAAAAAAATAAAAAATTAATTAATTATTTTTTAAAATAAATAATTAATATTAATTTCGTAAGACTTAAAATTATATGTTCTAGTTTAATTATAATGAATTCTTTAGAACCGGTAGTTATTGAATTAGATGGAAATAATAAAAACGAAATTTCTCTATCAAATGATTCTGGTATAAACGGTAAATCTTCTATTAATTTTGGAGGTGGAATCGAGTTATTGATGAATGATAAAAAGCGTGGTGGCTCTAATAAAACATTAGGAGATTTAAGCGAACTTGAAAATGAATTAAATGAATTATCTACTAATATTAATGAAAAAAATGTAGAAAATACTAGAGATAATATTTTTAATAAAGCAATCAATATTAATTTTAAAGATAGTGCTAAAACAATAGAAAAAGAAGAAGTAACTGTTGCGGATGAAAGTAATTTAGGAAAACAAACAGTTGGTAATATGAGTAATACAAAAACATGGGATGGTTATGGAAAAGTACATCCAATTCCTAATGATGCCGATGAACCACAATTAACTAAAGAAGAGTTAATTAGAGAAAAGTTTAAATTTTTAAGAAGGTTAGAAGAATTAGAGAGAAAAGGCGCCACTTTAACAAAAAAATATACTATGGACTCGCCGCTTCAAGAACTCCAAGGAGAATATGAAATGATTATTTCTGAAAAAGAAAAAAGCAACAGCATTAAATTTCAAGGAAAAATGCTAATGGCTTGTGTTCCAGGACTCGAGTTTTTAAATAATAAGTTTGACCCATTTGATATTAAAATGGATGGCTGGGGAGAACAAGTAAATGAAAATATTAGTGATTATGATGAAATTTTTGCTGAATTGCATGAAAAATATAAATCAAAAGCCAAAATGGCGCCCGAACTTAAATTATTATTTCAATTAGGCGGCTCCGCAATTATGGTTCATATGACAAATACAATGTTTAAGTCGGCATTGCCCGGAATTGATGATATAATGAAGCAAAATCCAGAACTTATGAAGCAGTTTTCACAGGCCGCAGTTAACTCTATGGGCGAATCAAACCCCGGATTTGGAGGGTTTATGAATAATTTTATTCCTGGAAATAATAATATTCCAAATCCAAACATTGGAACTCCGCCGCCCCCACTTGAAACTCAAACTATGAAAAGCGACCGCTATGCGATTCCAAAAAATAGACCCGATTTAATGTCTTCCAAAAAACAAAATGGAATTAGTATAGAAGAACGTTTTGCTTCAGTTGACTCATCTGATAATATTAGAACTCCGGCGCCACCACGAAGACAAGAAATGAAAGGACCGCGCGATATTAATGACTTATTATCTGGATTAAAAAGTAAAGCGGTTGCGATTCCAGACTTCGGTGATAGAGAAGAAAGAGACCCAAGCACAGTCAGCATTTCCGAATTAAAAGAATTAAATAACCAAAAACAACCTAAATCTAACCGCAAACAATCTAATAGCCAAAAAAATACAATTAGTTTAGATTTATAATTAAATCTAGATAGAATTAAATCCAGATAGAATTAAAAATTGAATTATTATTATAATAACTATAATAATAATACTACGAGTTAGATGACTGATGTTAATGATGTTGACGCTGAAAACATTTATATTTTATTAGACACTAGTTATTTTATATTTTATCGGTATTATGCTTTAGTGAATTGGTGGAAGTTGGCAATGCCAGAAGTGCCATTGGGAAATCCAATAGAAAATGAAGACTTTGTTAGTAAGTTTACAAAAACATGCATTAATAAAATTAAAGAAATGCCTAAAAAACTAAAACTAAAACTAAAAAATAGTAATATTAAAAATAAAAATAAAAATATTAAAATTATTGCTTCTTTAGATTGTCCACGACATGATATTTGGAGAAATACTATTTATGATAATTATAAAGAAACACGTATTTATAGTAGTGATTTTCTTGGTGGCCCTTTCTTTAAGCTTGGAATTAATATAATTAAAGAAATGAACATTCCAACATTTCGTCATAATTCTTTAGAAGCGGACGACATTAATGCTTTGATTTGTAAACATTTGTTAAATAAATATAACAACATAATGATTTATATTATTGCAAGTGACATGGATTATTTGCAGTTAGTTTCAGAAAAAGTTAAAATAATGACTCTTCAGTATAAAGATATTACAACAAGCAAACATTGTTCTGGAAATGCTGAGTTTGATTTATTTACTAAAATAATTACTGGAGATAAGAGTGATAATATTAGTCCTGTTTTTAAAAAATGCGGGCATTCAACAATTGTTAATTATTTTAACAATCGAACATTATTTGAAGAACAATTAAAAGCGCAAGGATGCGAAGATATTTACAAACGAAATAAAAAATTAGTTGATTTTAATGAAATCCCAGAAGATTTAGTATTAGAGTTCATGACAACTCTTACCAGCGACGCCAATATAACACTTTAATGTAATTTAATAGAGACCTTACGGTTTGGTTTAAATAATTGCAATTGTTTTTTTGAAATAGTTTTTTTTTGAGAAAAGTTTATACCACCGCTGCTGGTCCGTGCTGGTTTTGCTGCTTTTGCTGCTTTTGCTGCTTCTGCTGCTTTTGCTGCTTTTGCTGCTTCTGCTGCTTTTGCTGCTTTTGCTGCTTCTGCTGCTTTTGCTGCTTCTGCTGCTTTCTCCTCCTCTGCCTTCTTCTTCGCTGCTTCTTCTGCTGTCGCTTTCTCTGCGGCTGCTTTCTCCTCCTCTGCTTTCTCTGCGGCTGCTTTCTCCTCCTCTGCCTTCTTCTTCTTGGCTGCCTTCTGGTCTTTTTTAGTCTGTAAATCGGCGGCACTGTTATAGTCTGGTTGATTATATACACATTTAATATAATTAGTGCATATACTGCACCATAATTTATTTTTTACAGTTTCAGAATCACTTGTGCATATTTCATTGCATTCTTTTTCAACTTTACTTTGTATATCTTTAGGATTTTGACAACTTTTTATGTACTTAGAAATATCTTCTTGTAATTTTTTTTGAAATTTTTCAATATCACTAAAAGTAGGCGCGCCTTCAGATGTTATTTTTGTTAGGTCTACTAGTTGAAGATTGGTACTCTCAAGAATAGGCGGATTGCCTTTTATTAATGTTATGGTAATATATATTTTTTTTTCTCTCTTTTGTATGTTTTTTTCTTTTTCAATATAAAACACTTTGATAGCAGTTACAATATCATTTTTAATGTCGGTGCTATTTTTAATAATAGCGCTTTCTTTTTGCAATTTATTTAAGTCATCTACTCGTTTGTTAACAGAATCACTTAATTGTTCTAAAATAGGTCTTTTTTTTAATTTACCATCTTTATCTTTATTTTCATCATCTTCATCCACTGTAGTAAATAATTTTGAATCATATACATTTTGTCTGTATAATTCTTTTTCAACTAATTTATCAAGAATAATATCTTTTAATAGTTTATTATAATCTAGTTCAGTTTTAAAATCATAACTTTTTTCTTTTAATATTTTATCTTCTTTGCTTTTAAAATAACTATCTAAAATGGTTTTAGTTAAACCCTGGTATTGGTTATTTTTTAAAATGGATAAATGAATGTGCTCATCAATGTGTAATATTTCATTTTTTAATTCTCTTTCTTTTTTTTGTGCTGGTGTTTCGCCTTCAGTTTTGGCTAGATTTTTTTGGTCTATAAAGTCATTTATAGAATTATATATGTCAGTATCGTTTTTATAGTTAGTACCAAAAAGTAATTTAACATGATATAATTTTTTGTTTTTGGTTTCTAAAGT